AATTATAACACACAAAGGACTATATAATGCCAACTGAAAAGAATCCATTTGATAAAGCACCAGAGTTAGAAGAAGAAGCTATAACTGAAGAAACTATTACTGATGAAGTTCTTCCTGATGAAAGTGTAGCCATGATGGAAGATGGTTCAGCAGTAGTTGACCTATTGGGTAATCCTGCTATTATGCCTGAAGAAGGTATGTCAGGAGGACACTATGATAATTTAGTTCCAACTCTTGATGAAGAACAACTGCAAGAGATTGGTGCAGATGTTTATGAAAAGTATCAATCAGATAAAGAGTCAAGACAAGAATGGGAAGAAACTTTCCAAAGAGGTTTTGATTTATTAGGACTAAAACTAAAAGAAACTTCAGAACCATTTGAAGGTGCATGTACTGCAGTTCATCCACTCTTAATAGAGTCAGCAGTGAAGTTTCAATCTAAAGCTTCTCAGGAATTATTTCCTGCAGGTGGACCAGTAATGGCTCAGATAATTGGAACTGAGACTGAACAAAAACAATTACAAGCATCTCGTGTAAAACAGTTTATGAATTATCAGCTAACTGATATGATGCCTGAATACTTTCATGAGTTTGAAAGAATGTTGTTTCATCTACCAATTATTGGTTCAGCATTTAAAAAGATTTATTATGATGCATCATTAGATAGACCATGCTCAGAGTTTGTTCCTATTGACCAGTTCTATGTTTCTTATCATGCTTCAGATTTAATGAAGGCAGATAGATATACACATGTTATATTACGTAATCCAAATGACTTAGCTAAAGAAATTGATGCAGGTGTTTACGAAGATTTAGATTTACCTGAAGCACAACCAATTGAGCAAACGTCAATGTCAATGAAAGTTGACGAGATTATGGGTACAGCTATACCTGCTGATTCTGACCCTCAGTACGTTTTATTAGAACAACATTGTTATTTAGATTTAGATGAAAGTGGTATTGGTTTACCTTATATTGTTACAGTTGAAGAAAGTTCAAAAAAAGTTTTATCTATTAGAAGAAACTATAATGAAGATGACCCAACTAAACAAAAGAAAATGTTCTTTACACATTATAAGTTTGTTCCAGGTTTTGGTTTCTATGGTTTAGGTCTAATACATTTCTTAGGTAATCTTACAATGACTGCAACTGCAGCTATGAGAAACTTAGTTGACTCAGGACAGTTTGCAACATTACCTGCAGGATTTAAAGCTAAAGGAGTAAAAGTTGTAGGTGATAATGAGCCTCTATCTCCTGGTGAGTTTAGAGATGTAGAAGCTACAGGTGTAGACTTAGCTAGAGCAATAGTACCTTTACCTTATAAAGAACCTTCCAATACTTTATATCAGATGTTAGGTTTTGTTGCAGGTGCAGGACAGAAGTTTGCTGACAGTACAGAAAAAGTAATTAATGATTCAACTAACTATGGTCCAGTGGGGACTACTATGGCATTGTTAGAAGCTTCAAGTAAATTTTTTAGTGCAATACATAAACGATTACATTATTCACAAAAAGAAGAATTTAAAATATTAGCAAGAATAAACTTTGAGTCATTACCTGACTCATATCCATACGAAGTTCCTGGTGCAAGTCCAACCATATTAAAGATGGACTTTGATGGTAAGATAGATGTCATTCCTGTAAGTGACCCTAACATACCTTCAAGTGCTCATAGATTAATGCTTTCACAGTTGGCTCTTCAGTTAGCCAGTCAAGCACCACCAGGAACTTATAATATACAGGCATTGCATAGAACAATATTACAAGCTGCTAATATGCCTAACTTGGAAGCCATACTTCCACCTAAAATACAGCCACAGGCACTTGACCCTGTATCAGATATACAGTCAGCAGTAAAAGGTATGCCAATAGCTGCCTTTCCTGGACAAGACCATATGGCACATATAACAGTTAAGTCTTCATATTTAACTGACCCAATGAATGGTGGTAGTCCTATTATGCAAAAGGTAAGACCAGTTCTTGAAGCAAATATAAAAGAACATATGATTATGAGATACCAAGAACAAATTAATGGAATGGTATCAGGAGTAGCAACTGACCCTGCAACATTACAACAAGTTCAGGCTCAAGCTGCACAACAAATTTCACAAGCCAACCAAGCAATGGGTGTACAACAATCACCTGAACAACAAATGGTTGAACTTGAGAAACAAAGGCTTGATATTGAGAAAGAAAAACTTGGTCTTGAAGCCTTACAAGAAGCTGCTGATTTAGCAGTTAAACAAAGAGAACTGACTCTCAAAGAAGAAGAACAAGGTATTAAAGCAATTGAAAAAGGTGCTAACCAAATTCTAAAACAAACTGAAGGTCAGAAAAACAGACAATCAAAAGTTGCAACTCAAACTATAAAAACACTTGGTGATTTAGCCAAGGAAGAAATGAAAGGAGAATAGAGTGAGTGAAATAATTAAAGGTCCTAAACAAGGAAAAGGTTATGGAGATTGGTCAAAGATACCTAGCACTGAATATTCAGTTCGTGCTAAAAAAGGTATTTTAAGACAAGACCCACCTGATACTTATAAAGTTAAATAATAACTATGATACATAAAATTATTTCTGAGATTGAGAAGGAATTAAATCTGGAAATAAGTCAAATTCAAAAATCATTAGGGGATGGTAATTGTGAAGACTATCCTCGTTATCAACAAATGGTAGGTTCAATTACTGGATTGAATATGGCTATAGCTATAACTAAAAATGTTTATAAAACTATGATTGATGGAGATGAAGATGAGAGTACCTAAACTAGAAAATGCTATTAAGAATAATGAATGGATTGAAGATGCAGAAAAACCTGACCCAGAAGTTTTACCTAAGTTGCCTGGCTATCACATATTGGTTCGTCCTGTTTCGGTAAAAGGTAAAACTAAAGGTGGTTTATTATTACCTGACTCAGTTAAAAGTGATGTAGCTTATTTAACTACAGTAGGTAAAGTTTTATCAATAGGTGATTTAGCTTATGAAGATAAAGATAAATTTCCAAATGGTAAATGGTGTGACGTAGGAGACTACGTTTGTTATGGAAGACATGTAGGTCAAAAACTATATTATAAAGGTATAAGATTATTATTATTATTTGATGACCAAGTAATGATGAAAGTTGATGACCCTACTAATTTAGATATGACTTATAATCTAGCTAATTAAAATGAAGTATAAATTAAAAGAGGCTTTTTTATCTCATGCAGATGGTCATATAAAAAAACATGTTGCTAATGTTGAAGTGTTATTAAATAATCCTAGAGGTATAGGTGAGCATGGAGATATTATAAGTGAGATTGAAAAAGAACTTGAAGAAGTTGCTAAGTATGAAGACTTAATAACAGTAATGAATAAATATTTTTAAAGGAGGAGCTATGTTATTAACTAAAAATATTGTAAAGTTTTCTGGCTTTTTAGTAAAGATACCAGATTCTATGAAAGGTGTTTGGGACGTTTCTGAAAATCGCTGGGGATATAGGAAGATTAACAATGACTAAATTATGTGCAAGGGGGAAAAATGCTGCGAAACGTAAATTTAAAGTTTATCCTAGTGCGTATGCAAATGCGTATGCTTCTAAAATCTGTGCAGGAAAAATTAAAGACCCTAGTGGTCTCAAGCGAAAAGATTTTAAAGGTCCTAAAAAGAAAATGGCAGGGGGTAAAAAAGTGGGTAAGCCACAAGGTAAAATTGCTAAAGGTTGTGGTGATATTATGCCAAATAAACGAAAGCGAACTAAGTATGCTTAGTGAGAAATATAAAAAAGAAAAAGGCAAAAGACCTGAAGAGGTATAGATGAAAAAGAAAAAAGGTGGTGGACTTAAAAAATGGTTTAAAGAAGATTGGGTAGATATATCTACAGGTAAACCATGTGGAAGAAAATCAGCTAGTAAATCAAAAAGAAAGTATCCTGTATGCAGACCAAAGGCAGTTGCTAATAAAATGACTGCAGGACAAAAGTCTGCAGCAGTAAAAAGAAAAAGGGCAAAGACTAATGTAGGACCTAAACCAACTTCTATTAGGTACCCTATTAGTGCAAGTGGACGAAAACAAAAAGTAAAAACAAAAAGGGGATAAACTATGATTGACCCATTCACAGCTTTTGCAGCTTTGAAGGGAGCTACAGAAGCTATATCAAGTGCAATAAAAACTGGAAGAGATTTGTCAACCATGTCAAGTTCAGTTGCTAAATGGGCAAAAGCTGAAGCAGGTTTACAAGTTATAACTTCAGAAAAACCTGGAGTTGTTTCTAAATTATTTGGTAAGCTAACTGGTGCTGAACAAAATGCAATTGATGCACATTTTAGAAAAGAAGAAGCAAATAGACTACGTGATGAAATGCGAAGTATGTTTTTATTATATGGGTCTGCTGGTCAATGGGAAAGATTGCAACAAGAAATTGCAGTTGAAAGAAAAAGACAAGCTAATATATTAAAAGAAAAAATAAGAAAACAAAAATTAAAAAAAAATATTATAATAGGAGTAATTGCTGGAATATTAGGATTGGGTATTTTAACAATTGAATTTTATATAATTACCAATCTATAAAGGAGTAAAAATGAAAAAATCTAAAATGGGTTATGCTGGTGGCAAGAAAGTTAAAATGAGATATGCTGGTGGTAAGAAAGTTAAGATGATGAAAGCTGGTGGTGTACCAATTATAAGTGGACCAAAGAAGTTAAAATAAATATGCCTCATCTTATATCCAATATACCTTTTTTTAGGTGTTGGGTAAGGAAGGAGTTTACTCATAATCATCAGGCTTATCATGGGGAATATCTACATGCATTAGCTATTGCAGTTAATTGTATGCCTGATAGATGTCTAAGTTTTCAAGTTGTATTTACAGGTTGTGAAGCTGAAGAACAAAATTTACATGGTGGTGCTATGTGGGCACGTATGCCAATAACAGGTTTGATAGGTGATGTACCATTAGATGAATGGACTCCACCTATTGAAACACATTTTGCTCAACCTTGGGATTGTCCTAGTCATAATCATAGTATTATAGTTATGGATAGAATTAGTTCAAGTCCTTGGATGTGTAAAGTAAATGGTGAATTTTATACTGGTAAATATTATTTTACAGTTGATTTCACTGATAGTGCAGTAGCAGATGACCCTGCACAACATAAACAATCACATGTTTTACATTTAACATCTGGTCCATATAAAGGTGCAATGGTAGCTTTACCTAATAATAGAGTTAGAGTTACAAGTCCTGCAATGTGGTCAGCAGGTGAAGGTGCTCCAGATTTTGTACCTTCTCAATATAAACATACTGCTGAATCTCATGATGACTACATGGATGTAAATAAAACATTTGATAATCTATATAATAAGGATAAATAATGAATGATAAAACATTAAAAGGTGTAATTGCTGGTTTAAAAAAAGCATCAAGAACACATGCAGCACAAGCTAAGAAATTAGAAAAAATGCTAAATAAAAAATAGTGTCTTGTATGTTACACCATACTGTAGTATTATTATAACATTAAACTTTGCGTAATCGTTTGGTTCGCATCAACGGAGAAAAAATGGAAGTAGAACAAAAGGAAGAATGGAGTGATATTGACACTTCACAACCTGAAACTAAAGAAGAAGACAAAGTAGACTTTGAGGTTGAAAACTCTTCAAAACCTGAAAAGGAAGAAAAGGTTGAAGCTGTAGTTGAAGAAAAACCTGTAGCTGAAACTAAAACTGAAACGAAGAAGGAAGATACTCAACCAGAGGAACAACCTGATGAAGCTAAAGACATTGAGTCTGAAAGAGCACAAAAAAGAATACGTCAGTTAGTTCGTCAAAGAAAAGAAAAGGAAGAAGAAGTTGCCAGACTTTTAGCTGATAAACAAGAACTTGAAAAAAGACTTACAACAAATCAAAGTAATCAATTTGATTTAACTAAGACAAGTATTGAGTCTCAAGAAAAAGGTTTAGAAAATCAACTTAATCTTGCTAAACAAAATTACTTAGATGCTTTTGAAAAAGATGATAAGAATCAATTATTAAAAGCACAAGAAGCTTTAAATGAAGCACAGATTAATTTAAATAATGTAAAATCAAATAAGGTAAGTTTTGAAAAAGATTACGAGAATTACCAGAACGCAGTTAAACAACAGCCTGTTCAACAATCTCAACCTCAACAACCCCAATACGACCCTAAAGCAGTCGCATGGGCAGAAAAGAATGAGTGGTTTGGTCAAGACAAAATGATGACTGCTGCAGCATTAGCTTTAGATGCTCAGTTAAAAGAAGAAGGTTTTGACCCAGCAGATGATGACTTCTATGGAGAAGTTGATACTAGACTTAAAGAAGCATTTCCAACTAAGTTTGAAACATCTGAACAGGAAACTCAACAAGTTCGTCAGAAGGCTAC